AAATCAACCGTTGCCGTTACTGATGGTAAAAAGCGAATTAGTCATCGAAACGTCAGTGCATGGATTACCTTCGGCGTTATTATGCTTGTCATTTTTTATTTTATTAAAAGTGGTGCATCTGCAATGCAGGACATGCAACATAAAGACACAGCCGAACAAAAGAAAGAACAACCTAAAGAATCATCACCCAATCCATTCTCCACAAATTATGATTCTAAAGCTGTTGTACCACAAGAATTTAATGCAGATCAGGAATGTCGAAAGGCTGTTAATGTTGAAAAGCCTGAATGTATTGAGTGGTTTAATAATTTATCTAAAACAGGTTCATCAGTGACTTCAAGCGGTCAGATCGTACAGGCTGTTAGCTACAATCCTAATAAACCATATGATTTTGATTATCAACCAACTGTACAGCCTACCGATTTTCCTCGTATGTCGGGAGTGATTAAACTCTCCAGTGGTCGCCTTATGGCTGTTGATCAACAGGGTAACTATATGCCTGAAATCTCTGCACGTGATTGTCAAAGATGGTTAGATGGTTATCGTCCTTTTAACTATTTTGCCAAAGAACAACAGTTACAGAGCCAACGGAGTGTTGGCGAACAACCACAAATGAATCCTGAAACTTCTTCTCTCTGATTACAAGCTCCCGTATGATCTAAAACGGGAGTTACAGAGCGTCCCGCATGGGCGCGAACTGAGGGAACATGGATTTTTTAAAATGGTGCGTTAAATTTTTTCTTGTTTTATTGGTTTTCGGTTTTCTTATCAGGTTCTTATTTTCCTTATTAAACTGACTTTTGACGACAACGACGACAACGAGGTACGAGGCGTGAGGAGGCGGAGGAAAAAGGAAGTTTTAATGGTTCGAATTTTGCCCGCGTCCACTTATTTAATAGTGGACTCTTGTATCACCGTGATATATTCTTGCCTAGTCGGCAGGGGCCGTTATCCCCTGTCGGCACTCTTGATAACGGCTGGAGTTACAACATGATTGACATGATCGGGATATACATTCCTTTTAGACCTGAAACATTCGGTTATACGCATGCAGAACAGGTTTACGACAACATAATTGATAAAACATCACGTGTTCGTGTTTTTGATATTTTAGAAATTTGCAAACAAGAAAAAATTGAGCCTAACGCTTACGGTTTGTGTTTTGATATTTCTGATGATGGTTCTAATCAATTTTCTTTTCATGGTTTAAATGTCCCTTTCGAGCAACTTGAATCTTCTTTTTCAGGTATTGCTATGAAAGTTAATCATGCTCCTACAATTGGAACACCTCATGTTCAATTAAAAGCATCCCCTGCTAAATTGCTCTTAGGTCATAATATTTTTGGTTTTGATGATATTAAAAGCGGTGTAGAAATTATGCTCTATACTCTTTTAAAGAAATATCCTTATCTTTCCAAATATCTAGATTTTCATTTAGCTGAAATAAGAATGTTAGACATTACATATTCTTTTAGGATGAAGTCTAAAAATGAAGCTCTTTATCTTTTAGATTATTTGCGTAATGTATCTTATGGTCAAACTAAAGCAAGAAAAGCGCATTATGATTCAACAATTTATTTTGGTTCATCAGATTCTAAACATAAGTTTCTTAGGCTATATTATAAATATGATGAATTAATAAAAACTTTACAAAGCAAAACCAAGCAACAAAAAAATAATATTACGGAACAACAACTTGCTATAATATCGGATAAAGAACTTTTAGAATTTGCTCAAAATCTTCTCCGTGTTGAAGCTGCTCTCCGTAAAGAGTGGATTTCTAAAAAGTTTGGTTCATGTTTGTTAAAAGACGTTTTGTATTCTGATGTTTGTTTAAAGTCGTTGTGGAGTGATGCTATGAGTGATTTGTTTAAAGCTGTTGGTGATGTAACCCTTAGAAACCAAAGTGATGAAGCTATCCGTGAATCTATCAACGATGCTTATGTCACGTACAATAAAAATACTGGTAAACCGTCTTTTGCAAATGCCAATAATATCTATTCTTTTTATCGTCTTATAGTTAGTGATGGTTATGATTCAGTTAAAGAAACTACAGCTCATGCTACATTCCATAGACGTTTAAAACAGTTAGAAAATATTGGTATTTCACGCGCTCAACTTCAAAACTATAAATCTATTGATTCTAATACTCGTAATATTATTCCGTTTGTTAAAATTATAGATATGACTCAGGTTGTTGAATCCCCTATTTCAATGCCAGATTATAAAAAACAATTTGATTCTGATTATTATGACCTTGTCTCACATATATTAAAAAAAGCGGTTTAAACCGCTTTTTTATTTACAATTTTTTTTATAACTTTCAAACAGTTTATCTCTTAAATCGAAATTTTCCTCATGACTTATCATCTTGCAATATGTTATAAAATCTATGATTCCAACTGTTTTATTGAAATCAGCAATATTACTACACTGTTCTATACATCCTTTTATATATTCCAATGCTATTGATTTATTATAACTGCCCGTTGCTACATAATGTTTTCTAGTCATTAAATAAATCTCCCTGTCCTTTTTCTTTCTCGAAATGTTCTTTTAACAATTCCTGTAATAATCTGTTTAATTTCCGCTTATGTTTTAAAATCATCGTCCTTTCTGCTATTTCAGGATCGACGTACATATGTATCTGAATTTGTGTAGGTTTACATAGTTTTCTATTTTGCATTTTAATGCCCTCCGTTATCGAACATCTTTTTACAGTATAGTATTTTATCAGAATACTATACATAATCACAATTTACGCTCATCATAATAATTACTAAATTGTAATTGAGTAATTATTATGAAACTTGTAACTGTACTATTATCTAACTTCGATGTTAAAACCGTCGGTGAAAAGAAAACAACAAAATATATTTTTAATGCAATGGAAACTGACTTAAATGGTGCTCGTATCCCTTGCGAGATTCAGACATTTAATGAAGATGCAAAAAATAAATTAATGTCCCATTGCAATTCCCAAGAACAAATCTTTATTCCCTTTTCAAGCACAAATTTTTATATGGGTAAGAATCAATATACTGTTGATTCTATTATCTCTCATCCTGATTTTATTATTAATCCTCATCAGGTTTAAAAAATGTCCAAAGTCTGTCAAGTCGTTAATCAGACCACGAATCAATGTGATTTATGGCTTGAGCAGTCCAATTTTCTTGTCGAATTGTCAATGCTGAGTTACAGCGACATAAATCAGCTTTTGGCATTAACCGCTGCTAATTTCGCATTGGCATGGGTTTTTAAAAAACTGTCGCATTTCACTTCTCAACCATAAAAAAGGATGGATGTTATGAAACAACGTAACTTCAAAAAAACGTATCAAAAGGTAGTTAATTACGCTGCTTTGGCTGCAACTCCTGTTGTTCTTGCTACTTCCGCTCACGCTGAAGGTTTGGACATGAGTGATGCAACTACTCAATTGGCTTTAGGTCTTGCTGCTGTCGGTGCTATCGGTGCTGCAAAACTTGCTCCTGCTGCCTTAACTTGGGTTTGGTCACTTGTTACTGGTGCTGCAAAACGAAACTAATACCAAGTTTCAAAAAGGGAGTTTCGGCTCCCTTCTTTATTTTAGGAGCAAATCAAAATGGTCGTTTATTGCTTAATCGTTCATCTAATTACTTTATGTATTTTATTTTCGGATTAACTTATGAAAAAAATAATATCCATTTTAATTTGCATCCAAATAGCTTTATTTCCTGCATTTGCTTTTGCTGCGAATGTTGGTGGTTGGACATTGGGTGGTGGTGTCGCTCAAGGTGCTTCTACTGTTTATGAAGGTACAAAACGTGTTGTCATTGATGGTGTTGATTACATAAAAAAAGGCACTGCAAAAATTACTCCTCCTGCTTCTGGTGTTGCAAAAGTTCTTGCTCGTGGTGCTGCTGGTTATGCTTTGTCTGTTGCAGTTGAACAACTGCTCGGTTCTGTGGATTGGGTTCTTGATCCTGCAAATAATCAGATTGTTTATAAAAAACCTCGTGATATTACAGACCCAAACGATCCAGCTTTGCAATATTATTATACTGATAATTATACGCCTTCCGCTTCTGGTGTAAAATTTACTTCTCTTTCTGCTGCTTGTTCATCTATATTAAAAACAAGGGGTTGGAAAGCTGGTATTGATGCTGATTGTATATTATCTGGAAATATAATTGTTCTAACTCCTGTTGGTAAACCTTCCTCTTCTTTCGGTGGTCATGGTTACAGAATCGCAAATCCCGCTTACAATCCTTCTGCTGAAAAAGATGAAGAAAAAACACTTCCGCTTGATGCTGTAGCATCTCAAGTTATTTCAAATGCTCAGGGCGGTGATACAAATGCTCAATCCGCAACTATGGCTGCTGCTGCCGATATCGTGGACGAAGCATCAAAAGATGACGCAAAAGCTCGCCCTATTGCTCAACAATTAGAATCATCTGCACAAACAAAGCCTGCTGATGAAGCTGCTGCTGAAAAAGCAAATGAAGCTCAAGGACAATCAAAGCCTAATGAAGCAAATCCCGAAGCTATGGATCTCTCTTTAGAGTTCCCTGTTTTTTGTGGTTGGGCTCCTTTAGTCTGTGAAGCAGCTCAAGTCGTTATATCTTTTCCCAATACTTTAACTGGTTGGTGGGACACAACAAATCAAAAAGCAGATTCTTGGGCTTCTTCAATTGCTGAGGCTTGGGCATCTGTTAAGGAATGGGCTACTAGTGAGCCTGATCTACAAGAAGATCAAACCGATTTACCTATTGAAGAACAAACATTAGATCGTGACCCATCTTCATTTGATACTGATTACATCGTTTTAGGTTCTCAATGTCCTTCATTCGAGCCTTACACCGTTGAAGTTGGACCAATTTCTAAAACGCTTTCTATGGATTTATCGCCCCTATGTGATTTTGCTGCACAGGTACGTCCTGCCATTCTTGGAATGTCCTATTTGACTGCTGCGGGAATTGTTGTAGCAGCAATTCGGGAGACTTGATATGCGCGCTTTTTTTGCTTCGTTAGCTACTTTCTTCGCCAACAATAACCGTTCATGGATTGCTCAGATTTTAACAGGTGCGGGATTAGGTCTTGCATCAATGGCAGCCTTCGGAGTTTTCCTTGATTACTATAAAAATCTTGCTCTTTCTAATCTTGGGAATTTGGGTGCTGTTGCTGGTCTATTGGGGATTGGTGGCGTTGATAAATCGATTTCCATTGTTCTAGGTGCTTATTTTGCTTCTTTGTATATAAAACAATTTGCTGCGGGTCTTAGGGTGATAAAAAAATGATTCGTCTTGTTACTGCGACACCAGGTTCGGGCAAAACCTGTATGGTTATTGAATGGCTTTTAAAAGAGTTGGACAAGGGATTTTATAAGTCTATATATGCAAATATTGAAGGCTTAAAAATCATGGGTGTTCACAAGCTCTTAGATGATTGGCGCAATGTTCCCGATGATCACAAGCCTTGTTTATATATTGTTGATGAAGCTCAGTATCACCCTGAATTTATGAAAGAAACCACAAAAGCCAATGAGATCGGTAAAGCTCTTTCTACTCATCGCCATTATGGTATTGATTTTTGGCTTATTACACAGTCACCAAAATTATTAAATCCTTACGTTATTGAAAACACAGGTGAGCATGTTCATTTATACAGACCTAAGAAAGCAAAAACCGTAACTGTCTACTGGTGGTCTTATGCTGTAACCAATTTAACAAAATCCAATTTTAAGCAAGCTGATGATATTCAGAAATGGCGTTTAAATCCTGCAATGTTTGATTATTACAAATCAACCGTTGCCGTTACTGATGGTAAAAAGCGAATTAGTCATCGAAACGTCAGTGCATGGATTACCTTCGGCGTTATTATGCTTGTCATTTTTTATTTTATTAAAAGTGGTGCATCTGCAATGC